CCAGTGAACCCGATCACGTTGACCCTGTCACCGATCGCGAACCCTGCCGTAACAAATCCGTTGGCCGAATCATTGTAGCTGTTGTCGGAAGCGAGGGCGCTCAACGTGGTGCCAGTCTTCACAACCGTCGCAGAAAGCTGCGAGACCTCTACCAACTCGTTTCCACTGATTGAACCTGCGGCTGTAAGGTCCGTGATGCGCTTGAGTGCCATTTTAGTCCTCCGTTACGCGAATATGACTATCTTCTGTGATGTGTGTGTCCATATTATCTTCAAAAGACATTGTTGATGCTGATGAATATTCAAACTCACACATAGCTGGTTGTAGAGAATACACTCCATCACGTTTAGAATGAACTTCAATTCTCGTGTTCCCACTGTTTGAAGGAACCCAAGTAGTGCCAGACACGGCAGGCTCTTCAGTATGAACGAGAACATCGTTCACATAGCCCTGAACACGATATGTCGTTCCTGCTTCTGGACCAATGGTATCTGCTGTATGATCATAGATCGTTCCAGAGGTTTGTTGGAGACGATCACGTCCAGTCCACGATAGCGTAAGAGTTCCATCAAGTGGACCGATTGGGTAGTACAATCCATTGATTTGGAATTTTCCAGGAGGATACGGACGATAGGCTCGCTGATTGAGATTAACTGTCATCGGTGATGCAGCAGATACATCGAGAGTTCCCTGCCCTGTGGTGGCAGTGACCTTCACATTAATGGACTCACCAAGAACATATTCGACCGGATCGTAACCGTTATAGAAGTCCCAAAAGAACAGTTCGGTTCCCGAGAGATGCGCTTTCGGCGTAGTGTCAAGGCAACCGCGACCGACAGTGATAATCGAGTTCACTGCATCAACAGTGTCAACTCTGCACAGTTCCATTTCGTCAGGATCAGTACCGATCTGAACGTAGCTTCCAACAGAGACCTCATCAAGATCAGCAGCATTGTCGAGCGTCAGGCTCGTTGTGGTCTGAAGGATATCGCTCTGGAGTGTACCATAAGGACAGAAGTCCAAGGCATTGGAATCTTCATACCCTGTGCCATCATCTGTCCAGATACGACCATTGATCGCACTGCTAGGACGAGCGGCGGCAGCGAGAACATAGCCGATCTCAGGATTCGTTCCAAGTGTGGTGTCGATCTGTGTTTGACCGAGGTTCTGCACGATCTCGAGATACGGGATCTCAGTTGCCATTTGGGCAGGAACCGCGCTCGGCGGTTGAGATGGGTTCACCCATTCGGTCTCAGAGTCAACGATCACCTGAGTAAGCGGTGTGACGAAAACGTCTTCAGAACACGAGATGCGAATGCGATTATTCTTTCCATCACCGAATGCGATTTCGGTAACTCGCATCACCATATCAGCGATCTTCCACTTTGCCCAAGAGAGCTTGAACACGTCACCGACGTTGAGATCTTTGGCCGTTTGATCAGTGTAGATCGTGCAAGAGAGGAACGTCGAAGACAGAGACCTCAGGTCTCTCTGGGCAGCGACCGTTGCATTCCGCTTGTGTGAGAAGCCGGGATACTGGATAGGCGCATCAATCACTTGACCCTGCATCTGCGCGAGAGCAGTATCAGTGACATTGATGCTATCGTCGTTCCCAGTCTTGTAATTCCAAAATTTGACTGTGACGCTGTTGGACAGTTCACCAAAAGTAGGCTTTGAAGGATTTGAAATTTCGGAGATATTGCTCTCGTCGAGGGTGATCAGTGCACCGACATCGTAGTCATCACGGATCAGCTTGAGAACGAACTTTCCGGTAGTTCTTGATACATAGAGAGCAGCATCAATATGACGAACAATTTCCTTGACAAATTCGTCGATAGTCATCGACTTGTCCCAAAGGATGGAGATCCCAAGACCTTCGGCGAAAAGCGTGTCAGCAGCAGACATGAAAGACGTATCATCAATATCAGAGGTTTGATACCCCATGCCCCAATCAGGATCAACGAGACACTCTCTGATGATGTGAGCAGGGTTCATGTCGACCTGTGGACCAGACAAATATTCAACTTGGATGGTGAGAGTAGCGTTATCGACAAGGTATGGATTCTCGTCTCTGAAATAGACGTGCATCGTATGAGAACCAGAATTCCCTACATAATGCTCGAAATCGAAAGTGAAACCGAAAACATTGTCATTCGAAGGGTTCGGATCATAGATCTTCACGCCATCAAAATAGATAGCGCAAGAATTCTCTCCGCTTCCGTAGATACGGATAGTTCCCTTCGAGGGCATACTGAAAGTCTTCCTGATCCAGTAGCCAACTGTTCCAGCACCAGAGACTGTCAGTTGTGTACCGGCACCACCAGCAGAGCGATGGAAAGGACCGGGTCCGCTGACTGCATAGCCAGTATCGAGAGGTGAAGACGGAGGAGTGTAATAGCCGTCGTATTCGATTTCCCACGTATCTCCGGTAGCGACAATAGCAGCACTCGAAATGCCATCACCGAAGATTGCAGATTTCGCATCATACCATTGAGTTGCTCCTCCTGTAGTCTTATGAATACGAGTTCCGTTGAAAGACCATTTCTTGAGATACGGGTTGACGCCCAAATAGGGACGGTTCAGGACCGCTCCGACAACACCGCGAAAAGCCGGAATGAGAGAACCAAGCTGGCTGAGAAGATAGCTGTTCTGTCCCTGCGTGGAAGCTCCCATCTCGATATCGACAAGACCAGAGATACCACCTTCGCGTTCATCACCACCGAACAAGCTCGGGTTGTCGATGCTGATGGTTCCACCAGTTTCCTCGCCTTCCCAAGCGATACGGTCTTCGACCATGATCCGATTGATCTTATCAATCGGCCCGTGACACAGGATCATGTGCATACCGAGATAGTATCGGTAGCCGACTGTTTGTTTCTTAGATCCCCCCACGAGCGATCTCCACAAGATCTTCGATCATTGCATCACCAGTCTTAAGCAACTCAGATGCAGGGATGCCATGTTCGAGAAATTTGTTCCAATCAATACCGTGACGCTCACAGAATGCTCTGGAGCCGCGAGAACACATCTTCGCTTTGCGAACGTGAGCCATAGTTACGATTACATCATCACTCATTTCTTACCGCCTTTCTTCTTGATGGCGGAAGTTTTGAGATCACCGTACCAGACGACGTTCGGGCCATTCAGATCCTTTGACCCAAAGAGGACAGGGATCTCACGGCCAGCCTCGGCGGTCGGCACTTGGAATTCATCTATGCCAGCCGGTTTCTGCGGCTGGATCTTCGGACGCGTTGCATAGACAATCGCGTAAGAGACAATGAAGAGAGCGACATACCACCACATTAGACGATCGAGCTCCCTCCCATTGGGTTATTGTCAGGGATCCAGTCAAAGCCACCGTAGTTCAGCAAGTTCGAAAACTTGGAGTTGCAGGTAGCGCGACTGTGATCACAGCCTGGGAAGATAGAAATCGCAAGGCCGGGTCCGCTTGCCGCGAACGCAGATACAAGAGAAGAACCCATTCGTTGGAGAACGAGCTGATTGCCAACATGGTTGATAATATAGGAGTAGGCACCATCAGGCGCGGCTACCATACCGCTGAGATAGTATCCGTTAGCGTGTAATGCGGCCTCAGGGACCGTCAGCGTGTTGCCTACGATATTGTTCAAGGTTGCTGCAACTTCAAAGCTGGACGGAACGAGAGTGCATCCTCTTCCGTACAGAGCATGTCGGCAGTTCTTCTGGAACGTTGCTCGGAGACCGGGTCTACGCAAGCTGGTGAAGATAGACTCGAACGTGAGCGTCAGGTAAGAGTCTGATGGCTGATAGCTCGAGAGTCGACCTTTCCAGGACGTCGACACAGTTCCATCACGATTGGTGAAAACAGACATCGTGATAATCTGTTCGGTGTATGAGGTCAGAACGATCACTGCAAGCTCGTGATCAATCGGAATATCGAGAGTCAGCGAGGCCTTGGAGATTTCGTTCTTCTGAACGACTTCGCTTCTTTCGATAGCGACAGGATCATAGATCTCAGTTCCGCTTCCAGCGTCGTACGACTGTTCCTGATCTGCACTCGTGAGAGTCCAGATATCAGAACCAGAGACTATGCGAAAGAGGTCTATCGTGATCATGGTTCGATCTCAACAATCCTAAAGCTGCTTGTGCTGACACCGCCAGTGGAGTGACGGATCTCAACAGAGTCAGTGTCAAGACGCATCTTGCCAAGCCAAGATACACGGTCAACAGTGCTCGCGACAATAC